CATAGTAGTTATTGACTGCTTTGAGTTAGAGCGTAGTGATTGGAACTATTTAGAAGAATTTTTCAGTAGTACCAATAGATACTGGCTAGCACACAACGCAGTATTTGATCTTGGCTGGTTACAGGAGCATGGCATATATCCCGAAGGATTTGTGCGTTGCAGTATGTTAGCCAGCAGATTACTTACTAACGGTATTCCACAGACTAAACATGGTCTTGATGCACTAGCTAAAAGACAACTAGATATGAACATATCTAAGGAACAGCAGAAATCTGATTGGGGTGCTGAATTTCTATCTAAAGAACAACTAATCTATGCTGCGAAAGATATTGAAGTACTACTTGATCTAGATCAGGTGCTAGAGCGAAAGCTACGAAATGCACAGTTAGATAGAGCTTATACATTGGAGTGTAGAGCACTTCCAGCTATGGCCCAGATGTGGAGAGTTGGGCTACCTTGGAATAGAGAAGAGTTAGAGCAGTGTCGTATTGACTATGAAGATGACATTAAAGAACTGGGTAATGAATTTATCAGAGAACTTGATAATGACTTACCATCTGGAAAAAAGTTGCCTAGAAATGAGGATGGCTCGTTCAACCTTCGTGCGAAAGACCAAGGCTCAGTCAGACTAGGCACTAAAAAGTATGCGGGATTCAATATTAAAAGTTCTAAGCAATTGTTAGAAAAACTTGAATTAGTTCTCGGTTATACACCAGTTAACAATGATGGTAAACCTAGTGTTGCTAAAGATGCTTTGAAGAATTGCGCTGCTGATTCTCCTACGATCCAAACACTTATGACTTGGAAACGTAGAGAAAAACGTAGACAGATGATTGAAAGCATACAGGATAAGATGTCAGATGATGGATTTGTCAGAGCATCATATATGCAGTTGGGTGCAGATACAGGAAGAATGTCCAGTATCAAGCCAAACAATCAGCAGATACCAAGAGATTCTGAGTTTAGACAATGTGTACAAGCTCCCCAGGGTTGGAAGATAGTTGATGCTGACTTTTCTCAGATGGAATTACGTCTTGCTGCTGCACTGGCTAAAGACAAAAACATGACTGCTGCATTTCAGCGTGGTGAAGATTTGCATGACTATACGGCTGGACAGATGGGGTGTGATAGACAGATTGCTAAATCCGCTAACTTTGGTTTGTTGTATGGTGCTGGTGCTGAAGGTTTGCGAAAGTATGCTGGAAGCAGTGGTGTCATTATGTCCAATGATGAAGCTGTAAAGATCCGTGATAACTGGCTCACTACATATAGTGGTATTCGAGATTGGCAGAGAGAGATGAACTATCTTTCACGATCCACCGAAGGAGATGAGTGGCCTGAGACTAGGGTTCCAGTATCTAATATGCGTAGATTTTTGAAGGGTGATCTTAATAGAACTACTGTTAGATGCAACACTCCTATTCAAGGTGCTGGTGCTGCGATATTAAAGTGTGCGCTGGGTAACTTGTGGGGCAAAGTCAAAGAAACAGGCGAAGATAAAGTAAGGATTGCAGCAGCCGTTCACGATGAATTGATACTTCTTGTTAAGGAAGATTTAGCAGATGAGTGGGCTCAAATTCTTAAAACTACAATGGAAAAAGCGGAGGCCAAATGGTTAGGTGACGTACCAGCATTAGCCGAAGTGTCTATTGGCGACAAGTGGAGCGAAGTACACTAATGACTAAACAAGAAAAAATACAAGCTGCTCAAAAGCGTATAGGAGAACTAAGAAAACTTATCTCAGAGTGGACAAAAAGACAATGATTGGTATTTGCAAAAACGAAAACGGATGGTATATCTCCAAGCATAATAAACAGCTTGGGGTAAAATACTACAAGACCCTAATGGATTGAGTTTCTTAAAAGAGCTAGAGAAGTCCGTGCTGGAAAGACTCAGAAACGTAGAGAAGCTAGAAAAAAGTATGTGGAAAAGCAACTTGATAAAGCCGATTTGCCTTTTTGGTGGTAGAGTAGTACAAGAACAACATTGTAGATGGCTCTCAAACACGGAAACAAAAGCTATTACCAGGTACTAATCGACCCAAACAGGGCAGAACTTATAGAAAAAGTAGCTGACAAAGAGGGTATGCGTGGTACTGCATGGGTAAGAAAGGTAGCTTATGAGGCTTTACAACGTGAATTTCCTAGTTCAGAATATAAAATTGCAGAAGCCAAAGATGAGTTGATGTGGAGACAATCTGTACAAAGACGAATTGACGGAAGAAAGCAAAAAGACTAGATACTGTGTCAATGACAGAAAAACAGTATTACCAAGCACTTGCCAAATTGTCTGACAGATATCTGTTTGAAAATATGTCAAACAGAGAATATGCAGAACAAAGAAATGCTATTGAAACTGCTTACCTAAAAACAATCTATAACAAGTAAAGATGAAAAGAATAACATGGGTCGAGTGCCCAGGCTGTAAGATGTACAGCGATCAGAAGGTTATCCGATCTGAAAGAAACTCAAAATTTATAACTGTTCGCAGACGGCTTTGTTATGAGTGCGGACACAAATGGTTTACGATCCAGTACCCAGAAATAATAGTGCCTGATATACAGGCTCGCTACGCTTCTCGTGAGTGATCTTTTAAGTGTTGTCTTATTTGTCTAGCAAGTTTTAGTTTTTCTATAAATAAACGAAATTTGTAGAATAATTTATTTTTAATTGGTGGTGTCTGTAATACAGCTAACTTTGCTTCAAGCTCCAGCATACGCATCATTGCGTTGGACAGCACAAGTTCACTCCTTGCATGGTTTTTCATCATGTCTATGCAAAAAGCTTTTAATTTATCTATATCATCACAGCCCATAACTTCTCTGCATCTCATCTCAACCGATAACTGTGTTTCAATAGGCAGGGGAGTTGAAATAAATCTTATGAAGCTATCATTCTTCATATCACTGTAGAGATGTAGTAGATCCTGGATACATCCTAGACTCTATAAAGCTAACTGCCTGGTCATCTAGTGTATTGTCTGTTTGTTTAGCTATTGCTTTTAAAAGATCTAATATCAGTCTCTTCATTGCTTTTGATTTAATAAAGACTAGAAGGATAGGTTTAAAGATTTTTACCATCGGTTTTATGTGTTACTCCCCAAACATAGCAACAAACTACGGTCTTGCATATATCCAGCCAGTCACTATGTACTTAGGAACTTTTGTTGTATAGCCACGATGAACATAAGTCCAAGTTGCAGGAAAAAATAGTAAACTTCCGACTTTAGGTTGTATTTTCGTACCATCTACAAATTCTGTCCAGCCACCATCTTCTTCTTTTATTGTATTCATATACCAGATGTAAGTATAAATTCTAGACCATCCATCATGTAAACACCAATCGTGATGCCAATTATAAAAACCATCAGGTTCATACTTTTGAACCTTATATCCTGTATCTTTTACTTGATAACCGTCAGAAGGATGTAAATTCCACTTACCTAAAGAAACTTTTTGTAGATTAATTTCATATTCATATAATCCTTTACCCAAAGCTTTGTATAAAACTTCATCTTCTTCTCTCCATGAAATATTATATGTAATAGTAGCGTCTATCGTTACTTTTAAATCTTTATCAACTCTAGGGTTATTTTGATCTACTTCCCCTGCTTTTCTATAAGGATCAGTTTCAAATTTATTAATAATCTGATTACAAAAATCTTCTGACAATGATTGTTCTTTTACCCAAATTAACTCATTAAACATTAACTACCTTCTTGGCTTAATCTCTACAACAGCAAGCTCTACTTCTTTAAGTCGATGAAATACTTCTTTCATATCATCGTGCATATCATCTATTTTTGTTGTTAAAAGTTCTATAGCTGTTGTATTTCGCACTAGGTCATCTCGTGATTGCCTACCTCTATAAGAAATAGAACCAACAGATACAAAACAAGCTGTTAATAACGCTCCACCGACTGCTGCAACCACCTCTACCACTTTACGAGTTCTCGATCTATGCCTATTATACAGAAAAACCCTAATTATGACAGAAGAAGTCGAAAAAGGTCCTCTTCAAAAATTAAAAGAGAACATTACTGATAAAGAAGAGCAATTAGCTTTTATCTCAGTTGTGGTAAGGCTTGTCGTTGTTGCTTGGAGTGGATTCATAGTTTCTCTGAACTACATTTCAATTCCAGGGTATAGCAACGAACCAAAAGACATTACATTTCCTGCTTCTCTGCTAACTGGTGCGTTAGCTAGTTTCGGTTTAGAAGGTGCTAAAAAAAGAGGTGATGGAACATTTAAGCCAGAAGATAAGCCGCTAAACAAAAAAGAAGTAGAAGCGTTACTAGCGTCACAGTCAGGAGGTTATCAAACAATTAGAATAGAGACACCCATCAAGATTCTTGGTGCGGAAGTCGTAAATAAAAAAGAGGACAAAAAATGAAAAAACTTCTTCCATTTTTATTTCTTATGTCAGCACCAGTTTATGCTGATATAAAACAGGAATTTGTAACCTCTGCACAGATTACTGTTGATATGCCATATAGCGTTACCAATAAACTTGGAACGACTTACTCA